TAGCCTCTTAGTATAGTGAGAGGTGTACTTTCGATGCAGCTCTATTTGCAAGGCCACTAAAGCATTGTAGGTTTCCTTGACCTGCTTGTCATCCAGTTTATCCAAGCCGATCTGCAATTCGTCAATGGCTTGGTGTATCACTTCCATCATATCATTACTCATAGTTAAACCTCTGGTTTTCGTCCACTCTTTCTGTGCTTGAAACCAACCTCAACGTGTCTGCGCTTAGGTTTAGGTGCGCCCCCGTGACGTTTGCGTACCATGTACTTCTCCCCGAAAGGGAATACATAATACACAACTCGTTCATCGTGAGCACACCACTCTGCCTCCTCTAACGCTCTCGCGAAGTCATCAAAGATAATCATTTGCGACAGGGGAAGGGAACGTAGATGTTAAACTTCTCCGATAACAAGTGACTAAGGTGCTTGTGTATCTCGTCATAGTCGTAAGCAGTAACATTTGAACTAGACTTCTCACCAGTAACAGCAACTTGTATCGGTTTCCACAGGTACTCCTTGACCAGATCAGTTGTCCAAGGAATCTCTGCATCATGCTTCAGAGTCTTCTTCATATCCAAAGAGGACTCGTTTAGTTTCTCTGCCAACAGTCGGCAGTAAACGTGGAGCGCATTATTCTGCGCAGTGGTGCGGGTCTTCCCAGCTTTCCACTTGATCGTTAGATACTTCTTTTCTTTGTACAGGGTAGTCATGTGCTCCACGAACATCTTCAAAGCGTGATCGCTATTCACTACCCAGAACTCTCCTTGCGGCATATCACTCATCCTTATCCGGCCTCCACTTCATACCGATAATGTTCATAGATTCTTTCTTTGCTTTGTCGGAATAAGTGCAGGGGGGAAGCTGCTTGATCTTCCCACCTGCGCCAAGATATTTTTCAATATCCTTTTCCAACCGCTCCGAAATTTCTTTGTTGTGGAGCGTTGGTATTGTCATATCTCTTCTCCTAATTTATAGACATCATCCATAGTCATCTCAAGTGAGTCGCAAATCTGCTTGTACCTGTGCAGAGTAATGCTTGCTCGCTCAAGTGTATGAGCGTAGTTCGCAGGAGTGCAATCAATCTCTGCTGCTACGGTCTTGAATAGCACACCCTTTTGCTGATGTGCTTTTCTTATTGCTGAACCTATGTGAATCATATCTACTCCTATGCTACACGCCAAACACGAATACTCTTGTCCTTCTTAAAGTTGGGAGTCTGCCTAGACGCGAGAGTCATCTTTAATTTTTTACCAACACTCAGACTAATACATCGTTGGTTCTCACCTGTAACAAGGAATGAATGACCAACCTTCATTCTCTTTAAAGTGTTCTCAACGATAGAAGAAAAGGGTACTGGCTTTGCAGGTTGTATTTCTGGAATAGGAATATCATCGCGAAGTTGTAAAACATTACCAACAAAAGATGATGGATCGGTAGCTTTGACAGTAATCACTTTATCTGCTGGCGCAGGTACATCTGGCTCGATAATTAATTCTGTCTTCGGTTTTGTTTCTTCGGTTGGGAATTGCTTGCCAACCAACTGCTCGACTGCCTCGCTTAGATTTAACAATCCATGCGTATCTTTGTAGCTTCTGAGCGACTCAAATGTTTTCTGATCCAATCTAAGTTGAACATTCTTTACTGGTCTTTTCATATCATCCTCCAAGTAGGGGGCTTGCGCCCCCGTTAAATTAAAATGGCACATCTTCCATTGAGATTTCTGTAACTGGAGCAGCAGGTCGCGTCTCCCCCTTTGGCTTCACGGATAGGCTGAAGAACTTCTTGCCTGCCTTAGACTCCTTCAACCATGCGTTGAGGTAGAAGTCTTCTCCGTTTACATTCAGCGTCCCGTTATAATCTGAATGCGTTTCTTTTTCTTTGCGCTCGTTCTTGAACAATGCGCCACGGTTAGTATCATCATAATCAGACATACAATCTCCTAGTTAAAAAACTGATTTACATTTTCTTCAATTAAATTAACAGCCTTGGTAACACACTCCTCCAGTGCTGCGATGTATTCCTCATCGCGCTCAACTCTCACGATCAGGGGCTTCATGTTGGGGTGATAGGACACGAAGTCCCACCACTCCCGCTGAGTTATCCATAGACAACCCATCACTTGCTGCTTATACCGCGAAGGAAGTACCCCTCCTCTTAGGTATTCCACATGCGTGGCAGGGGCAGGGGCTTTGATCTCTAGTCCCCCGTCCTCACCTATCAATCCGTCTGGCGAACACCCTGCTTTCAGTGTGTCGTGCAGACAGAATCCAACCTCTTGAACTTCAACATCTTTCACGAGGCAGTACATATCACGAGCCTCTGGTTCTAACTCAGTTCCGCGAATCATGTGATGAGATTGGTATATCTCTTCGCGCTCTCCGGTTAGCCGCTCTGCCACTAGCTGATTGATGTAGCTATCAGCTTGCGTAGACCAGACTCCTTTGGTCGTAACAATCTTAGAGAACATGGATGCACTCGGTATACCAAGGCGAGCCTCGAACCACTCGGGGCTACCCTGTTCGTGGTTACAGATTTTCATCCTGCCACTCCTCAATCTCCTGTTCTATCCAAGCAACAATCCTTCGTGCTTTGGTTGTATCGTCTCTGCCACAGTTGAGGATGTTCAGTGCTGTCTGAATCCTCTCATTCCACAACTGCAACTCTGCTGCTTCCGCTTCCTCTTCCTCGCGATCCATTGAATCAAGATAGCGATTTAAGTCTATGATTACTGGGTCTGTCATACAGCCTCCTTGGGTTTTAGTTTTCCTTCTAGTATTTCCTTGGCACGAGCGAACTGCTGCGCTGCCAGCTCCTCTACTGACTGGCACTTGAATGCTTTACAGAATCCATCCTTGTCGCTGTTGGTTCTCTCGATTAATTGGTGAATGGTCTTGGCCTGTCCAGCATTAATAAACTTAGGAGCTGACTGGGTTGCCGCATTGCCATCATCATCCTCGGCAGGTATACCAGCGATAGCCTGTAGTGCGTATCGTCTTGCGTAGGTGATAGCAGAACCCGCTGCTTGCGCATCCATCTTGCCTAGTGGGATGTAGTAATCCTGCTCTAGCCATTCGCCAGATGAGTGCATGAGTCTTGTAGTAACACCTACTGCGTTGTCTGCGCTGACTGGGAACTGCACATAGCTCAATCCATTAGCCGCGAAGTGTGGCTTGATAGCCTGTATGACAGAGCCAAGGTCTGCGTACTTCGACTTAAAAAATGGGTTTGAATTCCCCTTAATCGCTGCGCCCATAGCACCTTGTGCTTGCGCCATAGCTTCAGCTAGGTTCTTGATTGATTCAGATTGCTTCATGATTATCCTCCGGTAGTTTTGAATCTGCGATTGCCCCTATTGCATACTGCTTGCCGTACTCCTGCAAACCTTTGCGAGCAATATCAATCTCAATGTCGCCAAGGTATTTAACATATTCAATCGGGGATAAATTTAGTGAGCGCATACGCTCACGCTGTACATCTGAATGATGCACCCAATAGATAAGACTATTGATTTCGTACTGCGGGACTGCGCTCCAATCAATATAATCTTCGCGCAGGTAGTTCAGGTAGGTGTGCTCGCGAGCGAGCCAGTTGCGTATGTTCATTACTCATCCTCCTCAAGATGTAATGTAATACTACTTCGGGTTAATTGTCGTTGTCAACACTTGTATCAAAAGAAAATTTATGTGGCCTCCCTTCTCTCTCGGTGAGCTGTAAACTGTTGGGGTGAAAGTAAAAGTTTAATGTTCCTTCCCAACTACCATGCCGCTGCTTGGCTATGATGATTGAGTGGTCGTAAGTTTTCCCTAGATATTCCTGCTGCTTCTCATCCAGTTCTCTGAGCTTCGCTATCTCCTTGAGCGCCTCGCGCTTCCTGTTTGGTTGAATGATAATCACGTTGTCTGCCATGTCAGATAGTGAACCCGCTCCTCTAATACTGTATCGCGAGGGAGCAATAGATTCGTCATCGTTCGGCGGCTTCTTAACGTGGGTGACTATGTGAAGGTGTGCGTTGTTACGCTTGACGATGTACTGCATCTTGTTGATGAACTCATTCTGCTGATTGTAGTCGTCATACTTCAGAGAAACCTTGCTGAGTGAGTCCAGAACAATATGATTACAGCCCAGCTCCTTGGCTGCGTAGTGTATAAACCCAATGATTCTCTCTGGGGGCAGTGTGTCTAGCGCATCGAATATATATATCCTGCCGTCAGCCCAATCGATAAAGCGATTCACGAAGTCATTTGAGGGTCTGCCTTCCTGCGCTCCTGCTGCTTGCATTAACATTCTGTGCAGCGTGACAGTTGGCTGCATCTCAAGCGAGCAGATGCAAATCTTACTGGTCTTCGCGAGGTGTAGCATGATCTGGCCTAGCACCATACTCTTCTTCGATCCATTGTATCCAGTAACCAAGGTCATCTCGCTGGGTCTATAACGGAACAACTCGTGAGACTTAGGGAATGGCATCGCCTCACCATACAACTGGTTGTCGGTATTGTTGTACTCTAAGAGATCGGTTCGCCAGTGTGAGCTTGACTTGAGATCTTGCGCCTCAAGCGTACCCAGTAAGTCCACATACGATTCATAGTCCAGACCGTCAGGTATATTTATCATCGGCTCACCTCCCAGTTATCATCCGATTGATTCTCTTGCTTGTGTCTTCTCTCCCATGTTCTGATTGCTGCCTTCCAATCCTTCATCGTGTCGCGTCCAACCTTCCATCCGCGAGCAGCGTACCAATCCACAAACCGCTCGCCATCAATACCATTCGCTCGGGATTTACAGTAGGCAGTAACCTCATCTGCTGTTGGAGGAACGAAACGCTTTACTACCTTCTTCTCTTTCTTCTCATTCTTATAATTCTTAAGGTGTGGTGCGTTGTTGGTAGGTTGCTGGTGAGTTGCTGGTGAGTTGCTGGTAGAATCTTGGTACTTATCGTAGTAAGTTATTGTAATGATTGAGTATTTGTTGGTAGTTTGCTGGTGTATCATGCCATCACTTATGAGCAGCTTGAGTACCTTTCTGATGGTGTTCTCATTCATGCCCAATCTTTCAGCATACACCTTGCGTCCGAATACAAGTTGTCCTCTCTTTAAATGGATGAGCTGCCCATTAAATAGGCGTGTCTTGTCCTCGAAGTTAGCGCGAATTAACATCTCCAACCATAGTCGCAGTGTGTCCGCA